AAAGAGAAAGATATAACAACTAATATAAATAATTTAGAAAATATAATAGAGAGTGATGAAAAAAAAGTTGTTGTTAATTCTAATGGAGCATTACAACAAGAAATAAAAATGCTCTTAGGATTAAGAAAAATAAAACCTTATGACATTATAAAACTCAATAAACCTATTGAGCGTATTAAATTTGTCGTAGAGTTTTGTAATAAGAATAATAAAGCAGATGGCTATTTATTCAAGGCTTTAAAAGATGATTGGGAGTTAAAAGAAGTCCAGCAGGAAGAAAAAACCTGTCACTATACTAAGCCAAAAGAAGCATATAAGGAGTTGGTGTAAATGAAAATAGATTCTATATGCTATGAAGAAAAAGCCTTAGTATCAATGCTATATTTATCAAGTGATATAGCTTGTAAGAATAAAATAAAAAATATTCCAACTAAATATTTTTCCAGTTTAGTTCAAAGTTTTATAAAAAAATATAAGACTTATGAAATGAAAAATCTATCAGTTGACAGCTTACTGGAAGAAAAAGAGTATAAAAGTTTTTTAGTAGAAGCTTTTGAATTACCAGTTGTAGTATTGGAAGAAAACATAGACAAATATACTAAGGTGCTTGAAAACAGATACTATAAAAACTGTATCATAGAACTTGCTAACACTCCAAATGAATTGATAAAAGAGAAAATTAATGAGTTGCATTTGGAAGTTGTGAAAGAAAATGATAAAAGCATAAAAGTTGCAGATATAAAAGACCTTGAAAACTTGTTTTATGAGAGTTTAGAAGAAAACGAAGTAGTTAAGACTGGTAAATTTAGACTTGATAAATACCTAAAATTCACAAAAAGAGATTTGCATATAATAGGAGCAAGACCAGGAGTTGGCAAATCTGCATTTGCTTTATATATAGCACTTATGATGGCACAATTTTCAAGAGGTTTATTTTTTAGTTTAGAAATGCCATTGAAACAAATAGCACAAAGAATTATCAGCAACCAAACTAGGATAGAACTTGATAAACTAACAAACAAAGAAAAATTTAAGGAATTAACAGCAGACGAAAAAGAGTTAGTAAATGTTTTATTCAAGAAGTTGCTAAGAAAAAGTAATTTAATTCTTTATGATGGAAACTTTAAAATCAATGAATTAGAAGAGTACATCAAAAATGAAAAAGAAATAAATGGGCTTGATTATATAGTTGTCGATTATTTGCAATTAATAAAATCTAATATAAATTCTAAAAGATATGAGCAAATAACGGATATATCTATAAGGTTAAAACAAATAGCAAAAGACTATGATATAGCAGTTATTGCACTATCTCAATTATCAAGGGAAATTGAAAAAAGAGCAGATAAAGATATTTACCTTGCAGATTTTAGAGAAAGTGGGCAAATAGAACAAGATGCCTCAACTATCTTAGGCCTAACAACAGAGCCAACAACAACTGAATATAAAGAACTTATGAAAGTACAAATATTGAAGAACAGACAGGGGCAACTTGGAGTTATGAAATATGAGTACTATAAGAAAAATCAAACATTTTTTGAAGTATAAGGAGAAAAAATGAATGAGTTAGAAAAGTTAAAAGAAGAAAATAAGGAACTAAAAAGACAAATTGAAAAAATCGAATTGTCTTATAACATATTTTTTTGGTTAACAATTACACTAATACTTTTCACAATAAAAATAATAATAGGAGGCTAAAATGAATTTTGATGAAAAAATGGCAAAAGAAATGGAAGAATTTAAGGGGAAATATCACAAGGAAATAAGTGATTATGAAAAAATTAGGGATGAAGAAAATTATAGAAAAATTATAATTAATCTTCAAGGTTTAGGTAAATTTAAAATTAAAGAATATCCTAATAAAATAATTGACATAGAGTTAGGAAAAGTAACTATATATTTCTCATTTTATAGTTTTAACTACTGGGATTGCAATATTGAAATAGCTCAATATTTAAAAGGTAAAAAATATAATCTTTATGCTTCAATAGATACAGAATTTATAAATTTAGAAGAACTTGAAACTGTGTCAAAATGTATAACAGAAGTTAAAAATATTATAGATGAAGTTATAGGAGGAACAGATGGTAATTAAGAAAATAGAAACAAGAGATTATTTAAGAGGTTTAATAACTAAAACTAACAAAGAAGCTGGAGTTATTTATAATGCTAGTAAATTAAATAGCATAAAAGAATGTGAAGATTATTTATTAAATCTAGTTAAAAATCTAAGACATAAGAAGCAAGACAACAAGGCTTATGTTAAAGAAATTGATAGTTTAAAAGAGGAAATTGAAATTTTAAAAAAAGATAATAATAACTTGGTTGCTCAAAATAAAAACAGAGATTTTTTATTTAAATTAGCTAATGAAGCTACTGGAGATTATTTTAAAGAAAAATTAGAACACAACACTACAAAAAAGAGAGTAAGAGAATGTAAAAAAATAATTTATAGTTTACTTACAATCAGTATTATAGAAACTATCTCAATATTTGTACTAGCTTGGAAGTGATGAGATGAAGCAAAGATTTGAGATACCATACAAGCCTGACAGTATGAATACACACTGGCGAAGAGGCAACAATGTAACTTATCTTAGCAAGAAAGGCAGAGAGTTCAGGGATAATGTACAACAGTTTATAAAATTGCAAAAATATAAGACTTTTAAAAATAAAGTTAGTGTAAAAATAGAACTATGTTTCAAGAGTAAAAGAGAAAGAGATATAGACAACTATTTTAAAGCTATATTAGATAGTTTTAACGGCTTTCTATATGAAGATGATAAATTAATCTATGAGTTATCTTCAAGCAAAAAATTAGGCTGTGATAGAGATTATTTTATAATTGAAATTGAGGAGTTGAATTAATTGATTTACAGATGTAAGAATTGCAACAGATTTATAGCTAGCATAAAAAGTGAAAAGAATATGAAAATAAAATGTAAATCAGTTGAGTATTTAGATGAAAATACCTTAAAAATAAAATGCAGATGTGAGCATATAAATATTGTAGAAATTCAAAACAAAATCAAAACATAACTATTGAATTTACTGTATATGTATGCTATAATACAAACAACAACTAAAAGACCAAGTCGTTAAGTAGAGAAATCTATTGACAGCTTTATAGAATAAAGTAGAAGGACTTAGATAATAAATTAATTAAGATGTAAAAATCTTATTAGTTTTTTATTTAAGTCCTTTTTTGTTTTTCTCAAAAGGCAGGTGAGTTCAAATAGCAAAATCGAAATGGGAAGACGTAAAAGAAAAATTAATACTTGTTCAAGGTTGGGCTAAAGATGGACTTACTGATGAACAAATAGCAAAAAACTTAGGAATAGCAGTTGATACTTTTTATAGGTATAAGAATAAATACTCGGAGTTTTCGGAGGTCTTAAAAAAAGGAAAAGAAGTATCAGATTATGAAGTAGAAAGTGCTTTATTTAAAAAAGCAATAGGATATAACACAAAAGTTAAAAAAGCATTTAAAGTAAAAAATGTTGAATATGATGACTATGGTAAAAAAGTAAAGGAATACGAAGAAATAGTTTTGGCAGAAGAAGAAATCCATATACCAGCAGATACAACAGCTCAAATCTTTTGGTTAAAGAATAGAAAATCAAGTAAATGGAAAGACAAGCAAGACATAGATATTGAAGACAATAATGTATCTATAACGATTAACGGAGTTAAAAGAAATGGAAATTAATATACAAGCTAACGAGCATTTTATTGATTATCTAAATAACTGGGATAAAAGATTCTATTACATTGTTGGAGGATATGGAAGTAGTAAATCATATCATACAGCCTTAAAACTAATATTAAAGGCATCGCAAGAGAAAAGAAGAATATTAGTTGTAAGAGCAGTTTATAGGACTATTAAAGAGAGTTGTTTTTCTTTACTAAAAGGAATTATAAGTAATTACAACTTAAATGGATTATTTAGTTATACAGTAAACCCACTTCATATTAGATGTAGAAATGGGAGCGAGTTTATCTTTATGGGACTAGATGATCCTGAAAAATTAAAGTCTATTGATAATGTAGATATAATTTGGATTGAAGAGTGTTCAGAAGCAAGTTACAACGCTTTTAATGAGTTAAACGGAAGATTAAGAGCATTAGGCAAAGACTTACATATATTCTTAACCAATAACCCAGTTAGTGTGAACAACTGGACCTATGAAAGATTTATCAAAAAAGCAGGAATAGATGAAGAAGAACTTTATCAAAAAAGAATTATATTAACAGATGATACTTATTATCATCATTCAGTTGTTGAGGATAATGCTTTTGTTACAGATGAATATATAAAGCAATTAAAGAATTTTGAAACTTATGATATTGAGAGATACAGAATAGCATATCAGGGAAGATTTGGAATAGTTGGAGAGAGAGTATTTAATAATATTCAAAAATCTAGTGATACAGAAGTACAAGCAATTATGCAAGAATTAAGTAAATCAGGACTAGGAAACTTATATGATGGCTTAGATTATGGGTTTAGTATTTCATATAATGCTTTAGTTAGAATGGCAGTAGACAGGGAGAATAATGTTTTGTATGTTTATGACGAAGTTTATAACAAAAATCTAATTACAAGCGAATTAATTAAATCTATGGAACATATCAAAAAAAGACATAGAGAAATAATAGCAGATAATGCAAGACCTGAAACAACTGAAGAAATAAGGCGTGCAGGATTTAAAATTATCAATTGTGAAAAAGGTGCAGGAAGTGTATTAGACGGATTACAGAAGCTCAAAAGTTTTTATAAAATTATAGTTTCTGATAAGTGCATTAATACATATAGAGAACTTACTGAACTATGCCACGAAAAAGATAAGAACGGGAATTACTTAGAAGATAAATTTACACTAGATCCACATACAGTTGATGCTATGAGATATGGGCTAGAAAAGTATAAGGCTACTACATTTAAAAATGGAGAAATAAGAAAACCACTAGGAGTTTAAAGATGGAGAAAAAAAGGATATTAAAAGCATATAACGAGTATATTCAAACTGATATTCACAGAAATTGTGAAAAATACAGGAAGTTATCAGATGGTAAAAGTGCAGATGTATTTTTTGCAGATGTAAAAGCAAGAGTAAATTTGGAATATATGGGAATAGTTAATGATAAAGGCTATATAAAATCTTATTTTTTTGATAATAAAGGTTTAAAAACAAATAGTGCAGGATATAGTCTTAAAGATTTAGTTGTAGGTAATGGGATATTACAAGCGACAACAAGGTTATATGCAGAGTATGCAACAAGTAAGAATCTAGTAACTAATCAGAAAGATTTTGAACTTATAAAAGATTTTGATTTAGATGATTTACTAGGGAAAGCTATGGTTATTCAATCTTGGGCTGGTAAATTACTTTTAAAAGGAGTTACACAATTAGACAGATTTAGCTTCTATCCAGTTACTCCAAAAGATTATTTCCCTATAAGAAATGAATATAATCCAAAATTAATAGATGGCTATGTAATCTATAACCTATCACAAGATGATAAAAGCAAAAAAACGCTTATATGTGAAATCTATGAGTTAGATAGCATTGAGTATAGAGCATATAAAATAACTGATAACTCTATAACTGAGACAAATTATCCTTTTAATTTAACAGATAATGGAATGGTTAAAAATGGCTTAGGTTATAAGGATAAACAAGCGCAAGGTTGGGCAGTAGTAGAAGTAGAGAACATTTTTGGTAAAAGTGATTATAATGATGATTTAGTTGGAAATGTAAGAGAGTTAGTAATTGGAGATACTTTAACATCACAAGCATTTCAAAAGGTTGCTAATCCATTGTTGCAAGTTCCAGATAGTGTAATAGAAGTTGATAAAAATGGTCGTAGTACCGTAAGACTAGATGGAAGAGTAATTATTGTAAATAAAGATGATAAAGAAGTTAAACAAGTGCAGCTTGAAACTAAGACACAAGAATGGAAATTACATAAGGAAGACATCAAGAATGATATTTATAAACAATTAGGAGTAAATGACCTAGCTTTTGGAATTGATTTAGGCGGAAGTATATCAAGTGGAGAAGCTAAAAGAAGAAGTTTGGAAAGGACTATTGCAACAGTTGAGAGCAAAAGAAGTAAATGTATCACAGGAATAAAAAGCATCATTCTATGGGGATATAAGAAGTTAAAAGGTAAAGAAATAGATTTACAAATAGAAGCACAAGACATATTGAGTTTATCATTAACTGAAAAAATGGCTATTGTTGTGCAAGGTATCCAAAATAATGTAATGAGTTTAGAAACAGCTATTAAATTTTTGGGTGTCTTAGGAAAGAATGCAGATGAAGAAATTGAATTAATAAAAACTAATATAGCATATCAAGAAAAGCTAATTAACATAATGAATACACTTGCTGGAATAACAAGAGAAGAACAATTACAAGTTAAATTAGAGGAGCTTTCAAAAGACATAATGAAAGATTTAGGACTAGAAGTAAAGGAGGAATAACATATGTTCCCCTTAGCACAAGAAAATAGATTAAGAATAATATTTCAATTTTATACAAAAAAAAGAGTTGGAAGAGCAAGAAAAAGCGTAAGTAATGGACAATTACCATTATTTGAATTAACAGATGAAGAAAAAAGAAACATTATAAAAGATTTAACAAAAGTTGCTATTGATGTTAATTTATCAACATTTGAAAGTTGGCGAACTTTAACAGATGAAGATTTAAAAAGAACTGATTTAACTGGTGCTAAGTACTGGATAAAAAAGAATTATGATTTATTCAATAACACATCAGTTACAGCAGATAAGTTAATGGATATAAGGCAACAAAGAATAGTAGATACAATCAAAAATTATAATAGAAATTTAGATGTATTAAAAAATGGAGAAGTACCAAAGTCTACGTTAAACGCATTGAAGCAAGATATTGCAAATAACAGAGCTAGTAAAGAAATTAAAGATATTGTTAAGAGTATAGAAAATGGAACATATACTCAAAACGATATTAATAATTTACAAAAATGGCTAACTAGAAGAAATGAAAACCTTGCAAGAAATGAAACAGGTAATTTATATGCACAAGAAGTTAAGGACCTAATGATTGAAAATGGTATAGAGCATTTTGTTTGGCATACTATGAAAGATGATAGAGTTAGACCAGAACACGCTGAACGAGAGGGCTTAGTATTTAGTATCAATGATGAATTGCCAGGAGAAGATTTTAATTGTAGATGTTGGGCTGAGCCTATTAGATTAAATTAATTTTGTGTGAGCAATTGCACGAGAGGAGAAACAATGGAATTAAAAGATGGAAAAATAGTAATAAGTGATGAAGAAAAGAAAATACTAGGAAGTGATGAAGGTAAAAAATGGCTAACTGATAACAAGTTTATGATTGAAACAGTAAAGGAAGTAGACAAGCCTTTAACAGCAGAGGCAGTAACTAACTTTATAAGTAAAAATCAAAGCCTATCAGATAAACTGTATAATGACAATGCTATTAAATTCTTAAAATCAAAGCTAGGAGATAAGGTAACTTCTGATGATTTAGGAAAAGAAATAGTATTTAAAAACAGTTTTGATGATTATAAAAAGGAAGCTATTAAAACAGCAGTAAGTTTTGGACTAGGTGCTATATCACCTAAATATAGTTCAATGCTTGTGAATGCAGTAGACTTTTCTAAATTAGATATTAAAGATGGTAAGATTACAGGTTTTGATGAGCAAGTTGCAAATTTCAAAACAACTTATCCAGATTTATTTAATGAGAAAGGAAGTACTACACCACCAACATTACCACCTAATAATGGTAATTCAAAAGTTACTTATGATGATTTTGTAAAAATGTCAGATGCAGAAAAATCAAAATTAACAGATGAACAATTAAAGGAAATATTAAGAGAAAAATAGGAGGATATAAATATGTCATATCAAACTTTTAAACCAGAAGTATGGGCAGAATTAACAAACAGAAACTTAAATAAGCAATTAGTTTTTGGAGCATTAGCAAACAGAAATTATGAAGGGAAAATAGAAAATATTGGTAGCTCTGTAAGAGTGCCAAGCATAGGGTCAGTTACTGTTGGAGATTATACAGGAGCAGATATAACATTCCAAGAAGACACAGGAGCATATCAAACAATCAATATCAATAAAGCCAAATATTTTGCTTTAAAAATGGACGATGTTGATAAAGCTCAAGCTATACCAGGAGTTATAGAAGCATTAACAGACCAAGCTATTTATGAAATGGCTGATGTTGTTGATACAGAACTTGCTAAATTATATGCAAAATGTAAAAGCAAAGTTGCTGGTGTTATAGGTACTGATAAAGTGTCAGATAAAATTATAAATTTAGCAGTGAAAATGGATGAAGATAATGTACCTACAGCAAATAGATGGCTTGTAATTTCACCTGAAATTTATGGGCAACTTATAAAAGAAGTTCCAACAATTTCAAAAGGAGAAAACACACTAGGTATTAATCAAAGCTATTTTATTGGAAGCTGGGGAGGATTTACTATCTATAAATCCAACAATGTACAAAGAACAGCTAAGAAATATCATTGTATGGCAGGAGTAAGTGCTGGATTAACATTAGCAATGCAAATAAATAAAATGGAAGCTGGAAGATTTGAAAAATCATTTGGAGAGTATGTAAAAGGATTACAACTATTCGGATGTGATGTTATTGAAACTGAAACAGGTAAAACTAAATTACTATGTGAATTAGAAATATCACAAGCATAACGGAGAGTTAAAAGCTCTCCCCTTGCTTTTAAGGAGGTTATGAAGTGATAGGTTATGTTAGTTTAGATGAAGCAAAAGAATTTATAAAAAATAGATATGAAGAAGTATCTGAACAAGAATTATCAAAAGGCTTATATAAAGCATTAGATAAAATTGAAAGTTTATGTATAAGAGATAGTGGAAAATCAGATACACAAGAATTAATTTTTCCTAGAATTAATGAAAATAAAGTTCCTGATGAAATTAAAAAGGCTCAAATATTAGAAGCATATTCAATAGTTAAAGACTTAGATGATGACAATACAAGTGATATTGAAAAAGGCATTGCTAGTAAGTCAATAGGGGATATGTCTATAAGTTATAACAATAACAAAAATAATCAGATAGGAGCAACTATATTTGCAAGTTCACAAGCTAAGGCTATTTTATTTAAGTATGTAAGGAAAACTTATGATTGGAGTTAATGTAAAATTTACAACTGAAAGTTTAAAGAAGTTTGCAGAGATAGAAAAGCAATTAAATCTATTAGCAAAATGGAAGTTAGTTGTACAGTTTAATGAAGATAATACAGAAGAAAACGGGCAAAAAGTTGAATTAATAGCAATGTGGTTAGAGTATGGGAAAGATGGTTTTAATGTTCATTATCCTGCTCGTCCATTTTGGAGAACTGGAATAGATAGCAATTTACAAAAAATAATGAATAGATTTATTCATAATGCTAAACAGGTAGCAGAGGGCAAAATGCAAGCCAAGCAATGTTTTGAAGATATAGGAAAACAGATAGTTCAATATATTAAAAAAAGCATAGAGCAAGGAAGCTGGGCAGAACTTGCAGAAAGCACTATAAAAGCAAAAGAAAGAAAAGGCAGTGGAAACAAGCCTTTAATTGACACTAGAACAATGGTTAATAGTTTGGAGTATATAGTTAAGGAGATTTAAGATGAAATTCAAGTTATCGCAGTTTGCTAAAAGTGAGTTAAGAAAATATCAAGTAACTAGAAAATCTGGATATGATATGCATAACCCAGATGGAGCAGAAGAAGTTTATCATTGGGATATGGTTATTTATAAGAAAACTCTAAAAGTAGCAACTCCTGATGTTAATGCTGGGATAAAAGTTTTAAATCAACTTAATGGAAAGATACTTAAAAGCTATGGATTAAAGCTAGGAGATATTATAACAGTTGAGAACATTAATTATAGAGTAGTTGAAATACTACCAAGATTATATGCAGATTTTAATGAGTTTGTGTTGGAGGTTATGAAAAATGAATAACATAGATTTAGAAATATTATTCTTAGACAAAATAAAAGAATTAAATAACAAATTTCAAGTTATTCCATTTGAACATCTTTCAAAAGTAAATGGGCAACTGAAATTACCAAGAGTTATAGCAAGGACTATTTCTAATAATGTAATTCGTAGATATACAAATGAAAGAGAAGATACAAAAAAATACGGAGTTTTTAAACAAACAAATATAAACAAGCATATAATAAGTTTTTCATTTACTCTAAGTAAAAAAGACAGTTTTATAGATGTAGCAGTAATTAGAGATTATTTCACAAATATAGAAGCTATAAACTGGTGGATTAAATTAAATGGACTGAACTTAGTTATTGAAGAAGTGGGAGAACTAAAAGACATTACAGATTATACAGCAAGTGATTTACTTGAAAGATATGTATTTGATGTAACTGTAAGAACTTCTAAGGAACTAAGAACAGAAATAGAAATTATAAAAGATGTTAAATTCGATATTGAAGGAGGTAATTAATGGGAATTATATTAGGTGCTGAAAAGAAAATAGTATTTCTTAATACTCATAAACCTAGTCCTGTTGATCAAGCAACAGTAAATATAATTGGTGTATTTAGTACTAAGAAAGCTATAACAGAGCAATTAATCACAAGTATAAAAGATGTAACAGGAGTTACAGCAAGTGATGATGTTTATAAGATATTACAAGCCGTTTTTAATGGTGGAGCAAAACAAGTATTAGTATTTGGTAAGGTAGTAACTGGAAATAATTATAAAGAATTGTTTGATAGTGTTAAAAATGACTGGTTTGGTACTGTAACTGATGAAACTGATATTGAAAAAATACCTTTAATTTCTAAGGAAATTGGAGCAAGACAAAAAATGTTATTTGCACAAGTAAAAACAGATACAGATATTATGACAGCAGAAGCAAAAATCAAAGCAGTAGCAGAGGATACAACAGCTTTATTTTTCAGTAAAAATGATGAATTAATAGCAGGAGCAGTTGCAGGATATTCAATACCACAATTTCCTGGAAGTGTTTTAATAGCTAATAAACTTATAAATGGAGCAGTTGAAAGTGGTCTGACTGGAGCAGAACAAGGAGTATTAGACAAGAATAAATCTAACTATGTTGCAAGAATGAAAGGTCAATTAGGGCTTGCTAATGGTGTAACTGTAACAGGTGATCCGATTGATTTTATTCACTGTGTAAAAGCCTTACAATTTAGATTAGAGGAAGATATTACACTATATTTAAAAGCAACTCCAAAGCCTACATTTGCAGATGTAGACCCATTGAAAGCAGTTATATTAACTAGATGTAAACAGTTTGAAAGAATGAAATCATTGATTGAAGATAAAACAATAGTTGATATAGTGCCACTTGAAGAAATACCAAAGAATGACATATTAAATGGTAAATTAACAGGTGTAAAAATCACAGTTTATTATGCTTATGGTATTAGAGAATTATCAGCTGATTTATTCTTTGAAGTTTAGGAGGTGCTATAAATGGCTAATATATATAATTATGATAGTAAAAACTATGAATTAATCATAGGTAAAGCAAGAGTCGATGACTATGCAGAAGATACAAAAATCACAATAGAGTATGATAGTGAATTTAAAAGTATTACAAAAGGAATTGATGGCGCTAGAAGTATTAACCAACACAATGATTATGATGCAGTTATAAAGTTTAAAATATTACAAAACTCTCCATTAAATTTAACTTTTAAACAACTTGCATTAACAGAAGGAGAAAAAGGAACTTTCCCAGTTACATTTATAAATAAAGGATTAGATGGAACATTAGGAGCATTCTCAGCAAAAGGTTTTTTTAAAAAAATACCTAATTTAGAAATAAGTAAAGATGCAAAAGCATTTGAATGGGAAATACAATGTATAAATTTAAAATTAGCTTAATAGGGTAGTTTTTTAACTACTCTATTTTTGGAGGATAGAATGGAAAAGAAAGTAATAAAAGTAAATAATTTTGATGTAACTGTAATGGAGCAACCAGCAAGTTATGTTCTTAATTTAGAAAAGAGAATAGGCAGAACAAGAATAGTTGATTATACAAAAGAAATTTTAAAATATCCTAGTGGAGTTAATCCAAAATTAGAGGATATTATAGAAGTTCCAGAAGTTATAAAGCATAATGATTTAGAATTAAAACTTGATGAAAATGGAATTTACACAATGGAACAACTATTTTTAGCAGGAATTGACAGTGTAGTATTTACAGGAGAAAAGTTTTTAAAACTATTAAATAAAAATATAGATGAATTTAAGTATAAAGAAATTGAAGAAATAGGACTATCAGTTTGGGAGCAAGTGAAAAATATAGCTTTCTGTGGTTTTATTATGAATACATTTCGTGGAATGTAACTTAAATTATAGTGCAGAAAGTATTGAAAATATGATAATTGTATATGGATATTTTATAAGAGATTTTGAAAGGGCAGAAAATTATTCAGTTAAAAGATTAGAGGAATATTTAGATAGAATTTCAAAAATGAATGAGGTGCAATAATGAGTACAGTTGGAGCATTAAAATTTAATATAGATACTTTTTTAAATTCAAAAGGCTTTCAACAATTTAAAGCTAATTTAAAAGAATCTATGAGTTTAAGTCAAAGATTTAAGAGTGTAACAGGTAGTACATTAGGAAAATTAGCTATTGGTTATTTTTCTATAACTGGACTTGTAAGACAATATAATAAAGCAGTTGAAGCTAGTAATTATCAAATTGAGCAAGAAACTAAGTTATATACAACTCTAAGAGCTCAAAATTTTAGAGATGAACAAATAAAATCAATTATAGATATGACAGGAGAATTGCAAAAATTAGGAGTTGTTGGAGATGAAGTAACTCTTACAGGAGCTCAAAGATTAGCGACTTTCAGAATGCAAGAAAGCAGTATTAAAAAATTGTTGCCAGTTATGCAAGATATGCTTGTAAAAGAAAAGGGTTTAAATGGTACAGGGCAAGATATGGAAGGTATCGCCAGTATATTTGCTAAGGCTATGAATGGTCAAACAATGGTTTTAAAAAGAAATGGAATTGTCTTATCAGAAAGAGAGGAACAATTACTAAAAGTAGGAACAGAAGAACAAAAGGTTGCTCTACTTGCAGAAGCAGTAAGAAGAAGCGTAGGAGAGCAAAATAAAGAATTTTTAAAAACACCAGAAGGCAAAATCATAAATGCTAAAAATAGAATAGGAGATTTATACGAAACTTGGGGAATGTCTATAAGAGATACAAGAGCAAAATTTTGGGAATTTATTGCAGAAAATGCTGATGGTATTCAAGATATGATTACTAATGTATTCAAAGCTGGAGCAAGTTTTGTAGACACATTTTTAGGTGTTTTTAGAGATATTAAAAGAGGTTTTAATGCATTACCAGACGGAGCTAAAACAGCATTTAAGGTTATAGGTGGTTTAGCACTTGCTGCACAATTTCCACTTGTTACGTTAGTACTTGCTATCGAAGATGTATTTGCAGCCTTTCAAGGTAAAGAAAGTTTTACAGAAGATGCAATAAATGCACTATTAAAATTTACTGGAACAGATTATAGATTTGCAGATTTAAGAAAAGGTGTATCAGACTTTTGGAAGTTATGGACTGAGGGAGCAGATAGTGGTATAGAAAAAATTACTTTTACTACTAAAGTTTTGACAAATATGTTAGATATTATAAAAGGAGGAGCAGGTCTTTTACAAATGATATGGGGTGTATCTGGAGGTATAGTTACAGATACTTTTAGAGCTATAAGAGGGTCTTTTACTGGAGATTTTGAAAATGTAGGTGAAGGAACTATCGGAAATATAAAAGCTGGTTGGAATAGAATGAATAATGCTTATGACAATATACAAGAAACTTATTACATGTATGAAAAAAATGAACTGGAAGAATATGCAAAAGAACAAAAACAACTTATAGAAAGACTGAACTATATAAATAAAAATCAAAATACTTTTGGAGTACCAGTTGAGAAAGATTTTATAATACCTGGAAGTCAACCATTAGGAGTTTCAACATCTATAAATAATTATAAAAAAAATAATGAAGCTATAAAAGTCGAATTACCTACAAATATTAATGAGGCTATAAACAATCTAAATGAAGCTCAAAGAACTAAAAATATTGATAGTAAAGTTGTAGATGCTACAAAAAAAATAACAACTAATCAAACAGTTAATTATAATCCTACTTATAAAACTGATGTAACAATAAATGAAAGTAAAGATGGTAAAAATGGTTTTGAAGACATAGTTAAAGTTTTGATAGAGAAAGACAAAGAAAATTTAGAAAGAATAAAAGCACAAGCAGGAATGGGATTTTTATTTTAGGAGGATATTATGAGTTTTTTTAAACAAGCAGTTGATATGGCTTTAAGTATGTTAGAAAACTCTAATCAAAGTTATATCCAAGATATACCACTTGAAGTTATATCAGAAAAGACAAGAACTTTACCAATGACTTTACCAACTAAAAGAGTTGAAAATGGCTTTAATATAAGTGATAGTGTTAGAAAAGAGCCTATGATTATAAGTATAACTGTTGTAGATAACAGCAGAGATTATTTATTGAATAGGGATAAACTTTTAAAGTTGCAAGAATTAGGGGAAGAAGTACAGTTTGTATTTTCTAACCGTGATACTTATGAGCATATGATAATAGAAAATATTGAAGAAATAGAAACAAAGGACCAAAAGTTTGGATTTACCTACTACATAACATTAAGACAGATACAAGTTGGAGAAATTAAAGAAAGTGATGTAAAGATGGATAGCAAGAAAGCTAAAACTTCTGGTGGTAAAAAGAAAAGGACAACAGCTAAGGTAAACACTCCAACAAGCGCAGAAAAAAGTAAAGTAAATAAAGTTACAAATAAAACAACAGATAGAGGTAAAAGTGGATTTAAGTATGCTAGTAAAATAGCAAATGGATTAATTCCTTAGGAGAAAAAATGAAAGCAATAGAAATAGACATAACAGGAATTGAAGAAAGAGGAATAATAGCAGAATTACCTAATAATATCAATTTAGAGCTAATTTATAATACTTATGATAGTTTTATATATCTATCAATTTTAGATGGCTTAAATCAAAGAATAACAGGTTTTAATAAGCTAGTGCCTAATATTGATTTTTTAAGTTTAGTAAGAAATGAAGAAAACTTACAATTAAGATGTATTAAAATTAATGAATTTGCAGAAGAAAAAGATAAAATTACTCCAGAGAATCTAAACAAAGATTATAAATTCTTTTTAATAGGTGATGATGATGGCGAAGTTATGGAAGCAAGTTAGACTTATAACAATAGGAGAGATAATTTTTGATTATGAGCAACTAGACATTGATTTTGAAGTTAAGTGTACTGATGATAATAAGAGCGATATAGCAACTATAAAACTATATAACTTATCAGAAACAACAAGACAAAAATTAAAACTTAATCAAGATGTGTCTATTGACGCAGGATACAGAGAATTGCACGGTGTTATTTTTAATGGAATAGTTGAAAGCATAGTAACTAAAAGAGATGAAAACGATTTTATAACTATTATTGAAGCTACTCCAAATAATAGAGCTTATACAAACACTATTATAAATAGACAATTCAAGGCTGGAATTAAGGCAAGTGAAGTTATAAAGCAGATTGAAAAAATGTGTAATTTTACTATGGATATAAAGGAACTAGGAAAAGATACAGTATATCCTAATGGCAAGGTATTTAGTGGAAGATTATCAAATGTAATCCCAATTCTTGCAAGAGATACAGGGACAATATCAAGGTTTACAAATATATCTATTGAATTTAAGTTACCTAATAAAGTTTATTCAAATGTTATTCACTTAGGAGGAGAGCAGGGACTTATAAGAGTAGATAAAAAAATGGATAAAGCAGATATAAAAAAAGATGAAAAAAAAGCAAGTAAAAATAGTAAAAGTAAGAAAAAAAGTAATAATAAAACATCTGAGAAAGGTAAACAAAAGTTTGATATTGAATGTTTATTAATTCCACTTATAAAAATAGGACAATTATTAGAAATTGAAAGTACAACTTTTAAAGGAAAAGTAGTTGTAAAAGAATGTGATTTCTCAGCAAGTGGAGTTGAAACATTTAGTGCAACAGCAACAGTAGAGGTGGTTTAATGATAGAAGTTATAAAAGCATTAATAGATGATCGTTTAAATGAATTGCATACAAGTTTACCTTGTAAAATTACATCAGTTAATTATGGTGCTGGGACCTGTACAGTTCAACCTCTTGCTAAAAGAGAGCTATGCAAACAACTTATAAATTATCCTCCATTAATAGATGTGAGATTAGATTTTCTTAAATTTGGTGGTTGGAGCTTTCAAATACCTCGTAAAGTTGGCGATATTGTATGGGTTGGTTTTAGTGAAACAGCATTATCAGATGAAACAAGCCTTGAAAGATTTAGTTTAAATGAGCCTTATATTATAGGAAGTTGTGAAAAAGGTTTTGAAGATAATGGAGATGACATAATATTACAAGGTAAAGGCACTAGAATTGAAATTAAAGGTAATGGAGATATAACAATACTTGCTGGAAGTAATGAAACAACTATCACAAGTAATGTTACTTTAAATGGAAATTTAACTATAAATGGTAATACAACTCAAACTGGTAATACCACACAAACTGGGAATGTATCAATAACTGGTGGAGTTACAGCAACAGAAGATGTACAAGGAGCAGGTAAAAGTCTTAAAGGACATACACATACTTATAGACCTGGCGACCAAAGTCCAACATCAACAAGTAGTGCTAATTAGGAGGGTTAAATGACAAGTCCAAAATTAGATAAAGATTGCGAACTAGTATTTAATGATAATGGAGTTTGTGAAATTGTTAGTAATGCAGAAGATTTAGTACAAGCTATTAGAGTTGAATTAGAGCAAAACAAAGGACAATTTGCATTAAATACAGCTTGGGGTACTCCATATTTGAATGATACTAATACAGGTATTTTACAATTAAAAGATAATAAAAATAGGATAATTCAAGAAGTTAGCAAAGTTATAAATAAATATGATGGTGTAGAAAAAATTGAAAGCATTGAATTTGAAGATAATATTTTAGTTGCTAATATAAGAATTAATGGGGAGGTGTACACAATTTGATAACAGATAAAGGTTTTATAGTGCCTACAATAGATGAAATATATACAAGAAAATTAAATGACTTTAAAAGTGTAAAGCCTGACCTAAGAGAAACAGATAGTAATATCATAATTGCTTGGTTAAGGTTTGATAGTGCAGAAGAATATGATAGTTATTTACAAGCATTATCTGCATTTAATCAGTTATCAGTTTACACTGCGACAGGTCCTAACTTAAATGCAATAACGAGCCATTTAGGTATGACTTGGAATAAAGCTAAAAAAGCAGTTGGTAAGATTACAGTTACTGCCGAGATAGGAACACAGATACCACAGGCTTGGGGTGTAGAAACTAAATCAGGAGTTAAGTTTGTAACACTAAATACATCTACTATTACAACTACTCAAAGAGAAACAGATATTGAAGTAATAGCCTTAGATGGTGGAACAGATGGAAATGTAAGTGCAGGAGCAATAACAGAACAAACAGAGATTTTAACAGGAGTTATATCAATTAATAACAAATTAAATACTCTTGGTGGTAAAAATTTAGAAACAGATACAGAGTTAAGAGAAAGATATTTAAAAAGATTAGATAGAAAAAGTTCATTTACAACAGAGGGCATAAAAAATTACATACTCCAAAATACAAATGTACAGAAGTGTCAAGTTATAGAAAATGATACAGATGATTTTGATAGTGATGGAAGATTAGCACATAGTTATGAATGTATATGCTATGGGGATACTAATGATAATATTTTAAAAGCATTGTATGAATATAAAATCGCAGGAATAAGAACAGTTGGAGATATTACAAAGAATTTTGGAGAAATAACAGTAGGTTTTACAAGACCAACTGAAAAGACTATATATTTGAAAGCTGAAGTTGAAGCAGTTAAGGAAATTTGGAAAGACGATTTTAAAAAAGTAATAAAAGATATTTACTTAAAATATTTAGATGAAGTTGAGCCAGCTGGAACTATTTATCTATATAAAATAATTGGAGAAATTTATAAAAATACAAGTGGTATAAAAACACTAAAACTTAAATTAGGAGATGTTAAATATAGTGAATTAGAAAAAGATTATAAGCTATCTAAAAAAGAAATTGCAGTTGCTACATCAGATGACATAACTATTGAGGTGGACTTATGATATTAAGTAGAGTACCACACATCTATCACAATACAATTTATTCAAAAAAGATGTTCGAGATAGCAGAAAACAAGCATTTTAGAATAAGAGATATTTATAATTTAATTTCTAATTTTAATGATATAGATAAATCAGAAGGTTATTTATTAGATTTGCTAGGAAGTAATTTTAAAATTCAAAGAAATGGACTTAATGATGTAGAGTACAGAAAATTATTAAAGTTTGAAATAACATTATTACAATTTTTAGGAAGTCCACAAGAAATTGTAAGAATATTATCAGAATATTTTAAATTAAATGAAACTGAATTTAAAATACTTGAATTATCTGGAAAAATTGTTATAAGCATTCCTGAAAAGATAGATAAAAAAGAGGTTTTTAGTTTAGTTAGAAAAATTAAAGGTGCAGGTGTAGGTTTAGAAATTATCAATGGTATTTATGTAGAAGATTATTTAATTTCTGAGTTACACGAAATGACACTTGAAGAAATAGAAAAAATTACATTAGCAAGAGATGAATATTATATTGAAATGTATAGCTTATCAGAATTAGAAGAAATGAGTTTAGAACAAATAGAAAAAATTAAAATTTCAAGGAGGTAAAAATGGCACAATGGATAGAAGACCCACAAGGTAGACCAGAGGTCGAAAAAGTCACAAATGAAATGAAATTACCAGTATGGAAAGCAAATCACAAGGGAAAGTTTAGAGATTTTTGGAACGAATTATGGGATAAAATTGAAGATTATGTTGTTAAATTAAAAGGAGATACAGAAAAAAAATCAAAAGGTTTAAATGATAGGCTTGTATCAGCAGTTGGAAAACATGATGGAGATTTTCCTATTACAAATGCAGTAGTTGGAAATGTCTATTATTCTGAACTAACAAAAAAATATTATAAGTGTAAAATTGGTGGACCTGCTCCTATGCCAAATGGAAATTTTATAGACTTGTCAATTTTGGAAAATCTTAATAGATTGGAAAATTTATTTAAAGTTGAAAATAAAGATGTAACAAGTAGAGTTACAAATTGTAAAAATGCAGTCCTTAAAAAAATTAAATTAGATAGACTTTGCATTATGCAATTTACAATAACTTCTGAAGCAACTGCTAGTATAAATAATAAATGTACTATCTATTTTGATGAGCCTTTTAAAGACATTCCATTTATATCTATAACAGATAACAATACAGGAGCAAGTGGAGCAACTTCTCCTTCCGTTGATTGGCCTACAATTTCACAAATTACAGTATCTAATTTTGAAGGAGCATTTACACTAATGGCTATTGGATATATTTAAATCCTAGCTAGAGTTTAAATTAAACTATTCCTATGATACAGACATTAACAGTTTGGTTACCATTACAGTAAAAACGTAATGACTTATTTCTAATAATATAATTATCATCATCATAAATTGATTGAGAGCTATTTTCCTGTTGTCCATAAGTAATATAAGGAGTTAATGATATAGAAATTATATTCTTAAAACTTGTTTTTAATATTGATGTTCTAATACCTGTACCACCTGGAATAGAAATATTTTCAATAACTACATTTCCAATTTTAAGAATACTGTTATTCCCTTCTGTTTTAGAACTGATTAAATTTTCCAATTTATACACTTTTTTAAAATCTATCTGTGGTGGAACAGATAACCTAAAATACTATTTTTTTGAAAGGAGTAAATTATGTATTATATATATTCAAAAGAAAAGTTACCAAAACTGTTATTTGATGTAAACTTAACATCTGATGAAGTTAAATTATATGGAGGTTGGGATGCTATTTTTAGATATTATCCTAATATACAAAAAGATAATACAACTATCATTGAAAGAGATACACCATTTAACTATCCAATTTTTGATAATAACACAATTAGAGAAATGACAAGAGATGAAAAAGTCGCAAATGATATTGAAATAACTCTTGAAATTGGAGAGTTCATAGAGAATAAAAAGATAATAAAAGTGCCAAAGCCTCAGGGTAATGATAAATATTTAAACTGGGATAAAGAAAAACACTTGTGGATATTAGACACAGAAACACAGAAAAAAGATTATTTCAATGTTATAGATGATTTTAAAACTACATCTTTGGAGTATGGTTTTGATTATAAGGTTGATGGAAAGGAACATCGACAAAGATGCCGTGATAAAGATATCATCTGGATAGCTATGTCAGCTTTATTGCTATTCTTAGTTAAAACATTTATGGGAAAAGAAATTAAAAAGACTTGGTACTTTGAAGATGATTTTGGAAAAGAAATGGATCTAATGGGTTTCATTCAATTAATGTTTTTTGGAAGTACATTTATTCAATCTGTTTATGATACAGAGCATTACTTCAAAACTAAGGTCAACCCAAAAGAACTTACAAAATCTGAGTTTGAAGCAAAAAGAAAAGAAATACACAATGCACTGGCAAAAGGCTAATTTAAAGAGTTCCTATTATTAAAGGTAGTTTTATATAGCTACCTTTAATAAAACTCTTTAAAATTGATATTACAAGGTCATTTTAATAATTCTTATATAAAGAAATAAAGGAGTTGATAAGTATGTACACTTTATCACAAACCAGCTTGGATAAATTAAAAGGAGTACATCCAAACCTGGTAAATTTTATGGAAGAACTTATAAAAATAAGCCCCTGGAACTTTAAAATAACTGCTGGGGTTAGAACAGCTGAGGAACAAAATAAATTGTATCAGCAAGGCAGAACAGTGAAAGGAATAAAAGTAACAAAAGTAGATGGCTATAAACAAAAATCTAATCATCAGACAAAATTTGATGGACTTGGTTATGCGGCAGATATTGGAGTACTTGTTAAAGAAAAGGTTATAGAAAAAGTAAAAGAAAATGGAAAAGAAGTAGAAAAAGAAATTGAAAAAACAGTTTATAAGGGAAGTTGGAAAGATTTCCATTACTATCAAGACATATATAACATAGCTAAAAATGCTGGATTGTTAGAAAAATATGGCATTGAATGGGGTGGAAATTGTTGGAAATCATTTAAAGATGCTCCACACTGGCAAATTAAAGGAGCAGATAAGGTAGCTTTTAAATAATAAATAGTCTGGCCAGACAGTTATTATAAAAAATTTATGCCCGGAAGAAGTTTAAAATTTTTGCCGGGCAAGTATTTATGAGTATTTGAAAATATTTAGGAGGTAAAAATGAAAGATTTAATTAACAAAGCAATAGGATATTTGGCAGGTTTTAGTATTGAACAATGGATATGGATAGCAGTAGCAGTAGCAATTTTAGTTTATCTTATTTACAACAGAAAACAATATGTGAATTTATTTAGACAATCAGTAATTTTTGCAGAAGAAAGCTTTAATCACGGTGAAAACGGAAAGAAATTAGAGGCAGCAGTTAACTTTATATTATATAGAACTTCTAGTTTACCTTGGATAGCAAGAATTATAATTATTAAATTTATTAGCAGAAAAAGAATGATTGATATTATAGAAAAGACATTACAAAAGTTTTCTGATATTTTTGCTAATGGATATAAAGTAGATATAAAAGGTAATGAAGATGGAGAAAACTAAATTAAAATTAGAGTTTCTTTCAAACAAAAAAGCAGTTTTACTCCAAGATTATATCTATTCAATCAATGGTTATGATATTAAGGTGTTTAGAGGTTTCATCACTGATGGAGCCTCTGTACCTCATTCTTTACAATGGCTGTATAATCCTTATGGCAAATATATTAATGCAGCAGTTATACACGATTATTTATACAGTTGTTATAACAATATTGGAATTAATCGTACCTTAGCAGATAAGATATTTAACTTTATTATGAAAGAAACTGGGATAGATAACAGAACCAGAAGAAAATTTTATATGGCAGTTAAATGTTTTGGGGAAACATCTTGGAAAGCTAAATTACAAAATGAGGGATACAAAGATAGAGCTGTTATAGATAGGACCAAAGAGGCAAGAGAGTATTATAATCATTGGTATAAAGTACTTGAATTGTAGGTGGTATATATGGAAAAAACAATATTAGAATATGGCATAGTTGGAGCCATTTTATTGTATTTTTTATGGAAAGATAAAAGTACTTTTGAAATGTATAAAAATACTATGCAGAGAATGGCGGATTTACTAGAAGCAATACAGAAAGAGCAGTCAGAATTAAAAAAAGACATGGAGGAGATTAAAAAAATTATAAAGTAATGGGTAGGTTTATTGCCTACCCGAAAAGGAGTGTAGCAATGGATAGAGGAAAAATAATATCAGAAACATTATTAATGTTAGGAGAAAATAGTATATACAATGACAATAAAAGTGATATGTATAAGATTTGTGAAAAGATGTTAAATAGTGTGATAGACAATATAGCAACATCTAGTGCTTTTCTATTCAATGCTATCACTGTTAAATTAACATCAGTAGGACAGGTTAATGGAGAAAATAAATTTAATTTGCCTGTTGATTGTTTAAATGTCCTTAGATGTAATAAAAGTTATAGATTAGAAAATGAGTTTATATATTCATCTGAGAGTGAGATAAAAATACAGTATTGTAGAAGAATAGATTTTACAGAAATACCAGATAATTTATTTAATTTAATAGTTGCTATGACGGCTAGAAAAATGGCATTGGCAGTTAATACCTATAATAATAGATTAGAAATATTTGACGCGGAAGTAACAAAATTAAAAAATAATATAATTGCTCAGCAAGGCTTTCAATATTGGGAGGAAGAATAATGGAAAGAGTATTTAAAAGTAATATGTTTGTGTATGGAGAAGTAGGAGAAAGATTAAGTGGTATAAGAGAAAGTGAAATATATCAACAATCAGCACAAAAAATAGAAAACCTTATTATAAATGAAATGGGCAATTTAAAGATAGCTAAGAAGTTAGAAGTCACTAACTTTCAACATAATTTAATTCAACTAATAGATACAAAATATAATTTTTATGTAGGAGTAACAAAAGATAATAATGTTGCTACTTATGGTAAAAAAAATAATGATATTGGAAATTTGCTGTATACACACCCAATAACTGTTAAAAATATAAGAATAATTAAGATGTGTGATGAAAGATTATTCGTAATTGGGGATATAACAGAGGTTTTTGAATTTAATATAGAAAACGGGGAAATTGGAAAATCTAACTATTTAGATTTAATTAAATTACCAATCAAGGAAAGAAAAAACGTATCGTTTGATGTTTATAGAGTTTATAAAGTTGGAAGCGATTATAGAGTTGCTCTAATTGGCACTTTTACCAATCCCACATTAAGTTATAACGAAAATGACAGAACTGTAACAATTGGGAATAGTGTAAAAGTTGAAGTTTTTTATAAAATCTATAAAGCTAGTGTATCAAAAGAAAATATAGATCCTAATTTATTAAGGGATGGTTTTACATTCGCAGTATTTAAAAATTATCTTCCTTATGTAGGTTATAAAACCTCTGTCAATGAAAAAAAGATTGGAAGAGTAATTGAGAAAAGTCATATAATTGGGAATTCAGAGGTCAATTTTGGAAGTAATGCACCTTATTCAATTGCTAATGGTAAATATGACAGTACTTATGGAAGCACATATTTTATAATTAATAGAAAAGTAGATGGGGAAATCTCATATGGGAAATTACTAAATATAAAGCAAAATATAACAACAGTAGGAATATTTCAAGATAGAATGGTTATATTAAATGACGGATATTTGTATTTTTCTAAAAAATCAGATTATTTTGATTTTAGAAATGATACAAAAATAGATAGTGCTTTCTTTTTTAAACCTACTCCTATTAATAATATTTATCCAGAAATGTATGACATTTATGTAGGGGACAAGATTTTTATTCCTACATCACACGGAGTTTATGTTGTATCAACTAACAATATTCTGACAAGTGGAACATATAATGTTTTTATTGCAAGTGAAATCGCTTGTATTGAAAAAACTAAGTATAGTTATAAAAAGTCGGTAACACTATTAAATGGTACTTTCTACTATTTAACAGATACTAATGAAATTAGGTGTGTTGAGCAAGTACCAA